ATGCCCAATTCGGTAAATGCTGAGACAATATGGTTATATTATCACAGATTATATTGGAGTCAAGGCTCGCCCAACTGGCTCGCCAGGTTAAAGAGCCGTCGTCGCCACGGCTAGGACGTTTATCCGAGGTCTTGTTTCCCTCAACGAATAAATATTGGTGGGTTTGGCTAGATTTTTGGCACGCCAACAAGATGGCATTGTGCATTGGTAGGTGGTTTAGGCTCACGACTAGCGTACGTGAGTACCCCGCGACGAACGCGGTGTTAATTAGTCCATAATAATTCTCCTATGGGCTCGCCCAACTGGCTCGCCTGCGGGGTGTAAACAGCATGAAAAAAGGGCAACCCTTGCGGGCTACCCTTAATGGTTAGTTGCGAGATACGAGCGATGCTAAAGCTTGTCTCATATCAGGCTGTGCATTAACCTTATGTTGCTCCAACGATTTGAAGTAATCTACGCGGTCGAAGTAATCCTGATACTTGACTGGTGATGTGTTCTCTATCGGTGTTGAAGCGTAAGGAAAAGCAGATGCAATTTCTAGTAGCCCTTTATTGTTTTTAAGCAAATCAAGTGCTATGCCGTAAATAGCAGTGAGCTTGTCGTATATTTCGTCGGATACTTCAGTAAGCTGAGTTACACCGTACTGAACGTTTTGGAATCCGTCGTAGTTAGACCGAACATTCATGCGCGAGGAATCTGCACCTGCTGTTTCAAATTTACAAGCATCGAGCCAGCGATAGTACGAGTTTTTACCTAGGGCTTTCTGTAATCCACGAATGGTATTACACAATCCGAATGCTAAGGTCTCTTGGGTAGCGATGTTTACTTTATCGTCTTTAGAGTAAGCCGACTGCATGTTGTCACGTATTTGTACAACGTTGCTAATAAACACGTGGACAATATCATCCATACCGTCGCAATCATTTTCCAGTATCTGAAACAAAGAATGCGTGACTGTTCTAGCGGGGCTTGCATTACCATCCAACAGATAACTTGCTTTGCGTTCAATTACGTCACCAAGTAATGCGTCTTCTAATTCTTCGTTACTAATTTCGCGGTAAGCCTCACCGTTAGATGTAGTGTTTACTGCCATTGATTTCATTTCTTTTAAGTCTGCTAATGTGTACATGTATATCTCTCTTTTTTAAGTAAATTAATTAATAAATAAGTAAGGGGTAGAACAGGCTATATAAGCCCGTCCTCTGCTAAAATACAAAGTAGCTCGGGGTCGTTACGTCCAAAATCATGGAAGCAATCACCCATTGGAGCCAGTTCGGTTAAACTAATCTCTACACCTGCATTCTCGACATGGAATTCCGAATCGAGTTGTACAACGGTTGAAAAATCAATCATGAGTTAAATCTCCTTGTAGTTAATAACTCATAAGAACAATCGCCGTGCGTAAGCACATGAAAAAAGCCCTCAATTAAGAGAGCTTGGTTATGATTAGTTGCTGACCTGAGTTGGCACGAGACCATACGGCTTGCATCTGTGGGATGAACTTATCTTGTGAGATGCCTGATATACGCCATATTTCAGATAAGCGAGCGAGTTGCTTGTCGTCTGCGATGTGAATACGTTGGATATTAGCTTCGTCCTTAACGTGTTGCAGTTCTGTCATCCATGCATTAGATGCGTGATCGAGTGCTTTACTTGCGAGGCGTTGTGCGGTTTTTAGGTAGATCATGCTTCGTCTCCTACGTTAGCGATAATAAGTACAACAAGTACTGTGATAACTGCGAGTGCCAGTTCAGGCCATAAGTGTTCTATGATAAGCATCATGTGGATAATTCCTTTGAGTTAAAATTCACAAGAATGATCGCCGTGCGTAAGCACTGTTTTGTGTTTGTGTGTTGTGAGTGCTCTGTGAGCAGTGTGTGAAATGAGTGATAAACAATAGGGGTCCCATTCGACTAGGTTCAATGACATATGTGCCAGAGTCGGGGCGCTAGAATACGAATCCGGAGTGCCGAGTCCCGTTTCCTTTGAGTGGAGTACACACACACCCACGGATGGATACATGTTTCTGTTATAGGATTAACTTTCCGAGATTATGAGAGATAAGAGAAAGAGCGGAAAATCAAAAGCTAAAAAAGCAATCCTAAAAAATTTTTCGCAAAAAATTCCACTAAGGGCCCAATAAATTGACAAAGTATAATCATTGATTATAATTGACCTTTCTTCCCCGACCCAGAGCCTATGACCCAAGTCCCAGATCCCATGATAGTCAACCCAGTACCTAGTGCGGACTTGACTGCCCAAGAACGAAGCTTCGTGACGCTATTACTGCGCGGATTAAATCCTGCGATGGCGGCGTCATCCCTGGGCATGTCCGCGTCCGACGGACTAGAACTAGCGGTGGAAGAAAGAATAAGAAAGCACCTTGATTATATGCGTCCCATGTTGGATCCAAAGATGTACCAGGCCCAAGGTGATATATCCTTTACCCGAAACGATGCCACCTTGCTGTACATGGAAGCACACAAAAAAGCAAAAGATGCTACTGAAGAAATAAAAGCCGTCGACTCCCTAGTAAAACTCCATGACTTGCTACAACCGCAGAAAGTAGAAGTAACGGTGCAGCGAATGGATCAGCTGCGAGGACTAGACGACAACGAGCTTCAAGAACTAGCAGAGCTAGACATTGAACTCGACCCAAAAAACTACCGCGTGTCTTATGATAAGCCCGACCCAGAAGGCGAAGAAGATGGAGATTAAACTCAAGCAGTGTAAAACCTGCAAAGAAGAAAAGCCCATCACTCTGTTTTCTGGTGAGCAGTGTCACTCATGCAAACACAGTTTATTGGAAGAAGTAGATAGAGAGTCATCGAAAAGTCAGATGACTCAAGATCAGATAGCTCGCCAACAAAAGCTATCAGATGAAGTATTCGCGGAACAGTTGAACAAAGCGAAACAAAAAGAGAACCGCGAAAAAGAAGAATTTAACCGCACACAAGCTGCGCGTAAAGAACTGGCGCAACGTGCGTTGGCTCGCAAAAGATTGCTCCCATTTGTGAAACGGTTTAACCCGGATTATATGCCGGGGTGGGTGCACGTCGACATTTCTGTCAGACTGGAGAAATTCTCCGAAGCGGTAACGAACAAAGAATCACCACGGCTAATGCTGTTTCTTCCGCCAAGACACGGTAAACAGATAGCGCACAATACCCCGATACTTACAGCGAACCGAGGATGGACTACTCACGGCAACTTGCTAGAAGGCGACGAAGTGTTTAGCCCGAACGGCAACCCCATAGAAGTTCTTGCGCTATCTGAAGAATCTGCATCTGACCACGTGGTTACGTTTACCAACGGGGAACAAATACGTTGTCACGCAAACCACGAATGGACGTTTTGGGATCGCGGCAATAAGAAATGGCGGACCGAAGAAACACGGTGGTTTTTACAAAACACGAATCGTGGAACTCCTAGAAAGTTAACTTCAGGCGACATAGGCAAACGTGGCGGCAGATATATGTACCAGTTGCCAGACGTCGACTTATCGTTTGACCCTTATACATTAAGCGGTAAAAAACCTAAGCTGTATATTACTGACGTAGCCTGTATCCCTAACGGTGAAAAAGGCCGATGCATACAAGTAGATAGCAACGACGGTTTGTATCTGGTGGGTAAAACTTTGATACCTACGCACAACAGTGAACTAGCATCGAAGACATTCCCTGCTTGGCACCTCGGCCAAAACCCACGACACGAGATAATCGCCAGCTCATACGCGGCCGACTTAGCCATGGATTTCTCACGTAAAGTGCGCGGCATCATTGCAGATCCAGATTACGGGAAAGTGTTCCCACAAACTAGCCTAGATAAGAAGTCTCAGTCTGCAGAACGTTGGAACACGTCCGTTGGCGGAGGGTATGTAGCAGCCGGTGTCGGCGGCGCGATAACCGGTCGAGGGGCACACATCGGTATTATTGATGACCCGATTAAAAACCGAGAGGACGCAGAATCTGCATCTGGTCGTCAGAAGATCAAAGATTGGTATACGTCGACGTTCTACACTCGACTCGCACCAGGCGGTGGCATACTCGTTATCCTGACGCGTTGGCACGATGATGACTTAGCCGGTTGGCTGATCGAGCAGGAAAAAACAGGCGGTGATAAGTGGGAGATTGTTAAGTATCCCGCTATTAGTACTAGCGATGAATTTTACCGTCGCGAAGGCGAGCCCCTACATGCAGACCGTTACCCACTCGAATCACTCGAGCGGATCAAACGTGCGGTAGGTGAACGTGACTGGTCAGCGCTATACCAGCAGAACCCCGTCCCAGATACCGGAGCCTATTTCCAAAAAGACTGGTTCAGGTACTACGACAAAGAACCCGCGCGCGACACTATGAAAATATACCAAGCGTGGGATTTTGCAATCGGTCAAGCAGAGCACAATGACTATACGGTCGGTGTAACTATTGGCGTAGGTCAGGACGATAAAGTGTACGTGCTGCATGTGTCCCGAGGCAAATGGGATGCGTTAGAAATTATAGATAAAATCATCGATGAATATGTTGCGTATGGCGCACAAATAGTTGGCGTAGAACGTGGGCAGATAGAGATGGCCCTAGGTCCTATGTTACGTAAACGCATGCGCGAACGGAATGTAATATTCCCCACAGAAATGCTAAAGACTGGCCGTCGCGATAAGCAGGCGAGAGCCCGCCCACTTCAAGCACGTATGCAACAGGGCATGGTGCTATTTCCAAAGCACGCAGATTTTACAATCGAGATTAAAAACGAGATGTTACGTTTCCCTGCAGGTACGCACGACGATCAAGTCGATGCGCTCGCATGGTGTTTCCAGATGCTGGATATGTTCACCGTGGTCCGTGCACCTAAGCCGAAGAAACCCGCAAGTTGGCGTGACAAGTTATCAGCACACTTGGGCAAGGGCTCAAGTAAATCACATATGAGAGCATGATATGAGGATTAAACAACAGGTTAACTGCCCAGTTTGTGGGGCGTGGGTATTGGATTGTTATTCTATGCCCGATGCTCC